TTCCATTGCTTCGTCTTCCGATAATTGATTGTTCTGCAATCCAACAATCATCATATCTTTGATATTCTTGATTGATAAAGCCTTCTCTCCTAACTGTGTTAAGTTAACACCAAGCTTTTCCTCAAGCTCTACAAGTTCTTTAATTCCATATTTCAGCTTATATTCATCATTTCCTACTTTGAAGGTAACAAACTTTTTCATCAAAATTCACCTCTTTTTAAACAGTAATAGTTTTTAATTCTCCTGTTCCTTCAATACTCCCTGAAACGGTAGCTTCAGCATCATAAGGATAATCTTCAGATAAATCAGTTATAATTCCATATCCACCTTCTGCAGTTCCGCCATCTTGTTCTATTTTCACATATACAGTTTGTCCACTTTTCCAAGCTGTTTTCAAAGCTTCATATGCGGCATCGTCAACAACCAATAAGCCATCAAAGTCTATGCTCCAGCTTTTCAAACCCGGTAAACTTTCTGTCCATTCGTTACTTTCTTTGTTTGTTACATCTACTGTATCCGCACTTCGTGACAAACTTGCTCCTCTCTGCCCTCCAACAACAGTCCAGGCCGGCGTTTCAGAAGTTCCAGTATTAACGTACAATAAAAAATCTATACCTTTTACAGCCATACTTTACACCTCACTATTAAAATTTTATTTTTTAAAAAATAATGCTCTTATACTTACTATTCTACCATACACTTTTTCTTCATTTGCATTTAAAATTTCAACAACACGCAATAAATAGTTTTCAAAATTATTTGTAGAAATTTCTTGATTATGGAACATTTGATATATTTCTTCTACTAAATTCTCAATTAATGAAATGTTTCCATCTTCATTTGCATATATTCTAATATCAATTAATACATTTCTACCATCTTGTGTTTTAGTTTCGTTTGGTACTTCAGAAACTTGATTAACAATAATATAAGGAAGTTCAACATCAGTTGGTATCGGCTCTACAGTAAAAATTGAAGGATAACCCAAATATTCAGAAACGTTATTTGTTATATTTTCATTCGAAATTAATTTTTGAAATATCTTGCTTCTTAATTCTAACATTTTTCTGCTCCTTCTTTAAAAACTCGTGGAATTTCTCGCTTGTTTCTTTCCAAAGCCGGCCTAAGAAAAGGCCTTGCAGCAACTTTAGATGTTCCATATTCAAGACTCTTCGCATATTCAACATTTGAACCAATTCTTACGTAATTTACTCCTAAATCAGTTGCTATTGAGCTTCTTAAACGTCCAGTCAACACTGCAGGAGGTTCTCCCGGAGCACTTGCTCTATGAATTTTATTATGAATTATATAAGTTCTTCCATGTCCAGGTTTAAAACTCCGTTTAATATCGCTTTCAAGGAAAAAACCGACACTTTGAAGTCCATTTCTAACTTTTTCTGCTTTAATCATCTCAAATTTTTGTTTATCTATTTCTACTCTACTCATATTATCTCTTCACAATCAATTTCGAGATGGTGGCCCATGTGACTAGGCTCTCTCACATTCACGACTTTCATTTGTTTCTCTTCAAAAATAATAATATCATTTTCTTGTATATCCTCTACATCGCAAAAAACCGTATATCTTACATTTTTCAAGTCTTTTGCAGCTGCATAAAATTCTTGCACTTGCAAACTCGCAGGTACAACTCTACCTTTTATATTTGCGATAATTTTCCAACTTTCTTGAAAACTACCGTCTGACAATCTTTCAACTACTTTTCTTTGAATTTGCAAATCGTGAATATACAAGTTTTTTATCATTTCACTCAATCCTTTGCCAGTTTTTAAGCAATTGTTCTACATCTGTATAAATATTTAAGACATCTTGATATTGAACTTGATAATCTCCTATTCTCTCACTTTTTATAGCAACATCTCCGGTTATTTGATATAAGCATAACTCTAAACAAGCTTTTTCAATATCTCCGGGTATTTCAAAGTTTTCTTCATCCGTTTCATAACCACCTTCATACGTTACTATGACTTTCTCAAAATTACACTTATACGTCTCAAAAATAATAATACCACTATCTTCAAACAAAGCATAATTACTTATTTCTTGATTATCTGCAATTATACTTTCAACTGATAAAACGGGAGTAACATCAAGCAAAATCATATCTTTTACATAATATTTCGTTTCTTTCCTTTTTTGTTTATTAAACTCTCGATTAACGATTGCATCAATAACATACGAATTCTGTTCAATTACTTTAAACAAATATTCGTCTTGTACATTATCAGTTATTTTCAAAACTTCTTTCAATAAACCTAACCGCAAATAACGTTTTGGACTTGCACTTATAATTTCCATTTAACTCACTTCTTTTTTGTGTCTTTTTCTTTTATCATTTTATCTTTTGGAGCTTCTTTTACTTCTTTTACCTTTTCTTTTTTTCCTTCTTCAACAAATTCAGCATAACCCAAATGAACAAGCCTTTTTTCTATTTTTTCAGAGGTTTTTACAGTATCTCCAACTTTAAAATGTTTATATTTTTTAATAAACTTTACCACATTTTTCATCTCCTTTTTTCAAAAACAAGAAAGGGAGTACAAGACCCCCTTTTATTATTCAGGAATATCCCAATTAAGTGGAGATATAACCGCTATTGCATCATCGTATCTTAAAATTAAATCATTTTCAGTTATAACTCTTATTAATGTTTGATCCTTTGAAAATGCACTTATAACATTTGCACCATCTTTATACGCAGCTTCTGTAGAAATATCAACATATATTTGTTCACCATCTCCAATGATAACTTCATTAAAATCTACAAAAAATAATTCTGTTCCATTAGTTTCAGTACCTATTGTTAAATTTGTAGGAATTTCATAACTAACAGCATAAGGATAACCAAATATAGTCCCATTCTTCATTTCTTCAAGATAAGGATAAGTACCAGAAAGTGATTCATAATAATATTTTAAATAATTTTCAGTTCTTGAGCTCATAATTATCCCTGGCCTTACAAACCTTATATGAGCATCTTTTAAAGCTTTTTCTGCTTTTGCTATATCAGCAGCAATACTACCATCAGAAGCAAAAACTCTATTTGCATCAGTAGCTAATTGTTTCAAGCCTTTTATTATAGTGGCAGGAGCACCTGTGTCATATAAAAACGCTTTATCTTCTCTTACAGCTATTGCATTAATTAAATCATTTCTCACAATTGTCATTACATTATAAGAAGCTTTTCTCAATAAATCATTTGAAATAGGTACTATTGCAGCAAGTTTCTTTGCAATTAATGTTTTCTCAGAAAATTCAGGTTTTGTGATTGAAATATCTTCACTTTCTCCTAAATATTCAGCCGAACCGCCACCAATCATCGCAGGTATATGTAATGTTCCACCAACTAACGGTACTGTTTGCGCTCCAAGTTTTCTAACAGTTACAGCAGGCCTTAAAAACTCTATAATCTCACTAGCCCATTCGTCAGGTACTAAAAAGTGGCCAGTCCCATTATCAGCAGAAACAGTAAGAGCTTTTTCAACTTCTTCCAATTCATTATTTTTTGCCCATTTTATAGCTTTATCTATATCACCACGTCCCGCAGCAATTGCCATCACATACTGAGTAAAATTATCAGTTGCTTTTGAATTTACTTTTTTTGTAAACATTTTTTTCTCCATTTTTCCACCCTCTTTCATTATTTTTTCTTTTTCTAATTTTAAAATTTCCTCATTTATCATTTTTTGAATATCATTTGCGGATATTGTCTTTGTTAGCATATAACTTTGCCACCTCGCTTTTTATTAATTTTCTTATTTCGTCTTCACTCATTTCTTCTTTTTCTTCACTATCTTTTTCATCTTTGTTTGCACTTTCTTTGATTTCATTATTTTGTTCATCTGTGAGTTTTTCAGGTTCGTAGCAACTTTTGAGCAAAGACAATAACTCTATATCATCATCAATGTTATAATTTCTAAACTCTGGTGGTTCTTTTTCAAATTCTTCATAATGTTTCGATAAATGGTTGTATACTCCCCGTCTATCACTTTCGGGTATATTCACTCCACCTCTTGCTCCCATCAACGCTGCCATTGCCGCTGCAACTCCACGCCAAACTACTGCGTGCTGTCCACTTGCTTTGTGGTGTGGGAGTTTGTACGCTGACTTCAAATCTGAATTTTCGCTGTCTACCCAAGCACACATAATTTTCAAATCGTCCACTTCTGCGTTTCTCACTTCTGCCTGCCCGTCCCAAGCTTCATCTTCAGACGCTTTCGGAGTACCATCAGGATGAGCTTGATTATACGTTATTACTCCTTTTACTTCTTTTGTTTCTTTTTCTTTTTTCATACCTTTAACCGCAAGACTAATCAAAGCTTCGGGATTAGCCGGTACAGGCACACATGAAAACTCTAATAATTCTTGCTTTGAGTATTCATACCCTTCGCCTTTTTCTTCATACTCCACAGGTATGAAGCCAACCGAAACCGCGTTCATATATCCATTCTTGTATAGCTGATAAACATTTTCTGCAAGCGGATTTTCTTTCTCTGTTGCAAACTTTGCTGTAGCTTTTAAACTCCCGTTTTCCACCCACACTTTCTCTGCCCTTGCAACCGGCAACGAATCGTATTTATGCGCAAAAAGCACTACAGGATTTTTAAGATAATTATCTAAAATCCAACCGTCTGCTTTGATAACGTCTCCGTCCCTGTCTTTGTCTTCTGTCGACAACACAAATGTAATCGTTCTTTCTTCTTCATTCGCTTCTTCTATTTTTGAAATGAATTGTTTTCTTACCATTTCATTTGCCACTTTATCACTCCTTTCTAAGCTCTTCATTCGCTGCGTCCTGCTGCTTTTGAAAAGCTTTCTTCAACTGTATTTGAAATTCTTTTTCTTCTTGTCGTAACAAGCTATCAAACTCTTTCCATACTCTTTCCCTTTTTTCTACAGTGTCATAAATAGCCCTTTGATTGATTATCGGTTCAATAGTACATCTGCAATTTATAACGTTTCCTGCCGAGCCTGAATAATCTCCAGGATACATCAATTTTTCGCCACCAACATCAAAAGGTTCATCCATATCTCTCACTTGCATATCCGCATCTGCATGAGCGTCTCTAACTCTTTCATCCATTGTTGCAAGCCAACGCTTTTGTTCCACGTTTCCTTGCTTGTATCCTTCATATGCTCCAAAGTTTGCGGCTCGTATTGTTTCTGTTCTTGCTATTCTTTCAGCTCTGTAACCTTTTGCTTCTTCAAAAACCTTTGAAATTCTATCACTCAACTTTGCTATACTTTCACCGTTTGCTATACCTTCTTCAAGTTCTTTTCGTAGTTTATCTCTCGTAGTTTCATTTATACCTTTTATAAGCTCGGCTCCGTATTTCTCAACAAAATCATTTATTCTATCAATTCGCGGATTGAAAGGCTCGTCAATATTAATTTCAAACAAACTTCGTTTTCCATGCCTTTCAATAGTTTCAAGCCAAAAATGTGTTATTACTGCAACTAAAATTGCTGGCTCAACTTTCTCTAAAATTCTTCTCAACTTATCTTTAGAAATTGTTTTCTCTTTCTTTGTTTCGCTTTTTGACTTTTCTATTTCAACTTTTATTATTTTTTGTTCAGGAATTAAATTCATCGGAGTCATAAAAACATCTCCATTTTCAATCGGCTCTAACCCTTGAAGTTCTCTCCACTCATTCACTGTAAGACTCCAAGGAGCTGCTTTCGCAACGTTCAAAATGTACTCTTTATTTTCGCTCACTGGACTTTCGTAGTCAATGATTCCTTCCACACCAAACATAGGTAACAATTGATTTTGCAGCACTGAGCGAATAATTTCAAGTCTCGGTACTAAAACCCACCTTGCAAAAATATCATTCGCTGCGTCTATTGTCGCTCTATTCGAATTTTCTACGATGCCCATAATTTCGGGAGGAACGCCAAAAATTTGAAGGATAAAATCTCTTTCATATTTTCTCAAATCCACAAGTTCCATGCTTTGAAAACTCTGCGACAACTCTGTGATTTTCACATCTCCTGACATAAAATACGGTTTATAAGCGTTCCAAAAACCTCGGCTTTCTTGCAGCCATTTCGCTTCGAGCCTTTCTTTGTCTTCAAGTCTCAACCCTTCTGCCGAGATAATTATGTCGGGCCTTGCTCTATTGTAAAAAAATGAATTGATATACTTTGAAGCGTATTCGTCTGCTCCGAGTTCATCACTCAAAGCTTGAGCAAGCCCGTATCCTCTCTCGTACGGATTCAAAACGTCCATATCTCTGAAATGTATTATTTCTGTGACTGGTATATTTTGAAACTCTCCTGAAGGCAATCTAACAGAGTAGTACGGATTGTTTGTGGTAGGTAACTCTTGTACCCAAAGTGGATTCAAAAGCCAATAAGTCAAAGGCAAGCCTGTTTCTGTTTTCTCGATAAGCCAAAATGCTTCGCCAAGTAGTTCTAGATATATTTGAGTTACTTTCAATATTTCTTTTCCCGAAAGTATTTTGCCGTTCTTTATCAACGTTCCCGCTTCTATGAACTCTATAATTTCTGAGTCTTCAATTTCGACAAGTTCGCCTTGTTTGACTTTCTCGTTCAATATCTTTTCTCGATATTCTTTGCCTGAACTCTTCAATTTTCTATAACTTTTCGAAGAGCTCTCAACTTCGTAGTAACTCCAAGGCACGTCTAAGATTGACGTAGCTATTCTCGAAACAATAGCTCTCAGCCAAGGTATTTCTCTATACGCAAGTAAAATATCTCTTTTCGATTTCGAGGGAGCTGTTTTCCCTGACGAAAAGTTTAGGATTGAAGCTAAACTTTCTGTGAAACTTTTTTCTCGCTTGAATAATTTCCTAAAAGGTCTAATTTTTTTCGTCCCCCTTCTTCATAGCAGTTCCACCCTTGCTCGATTCTGATACGTGTATACTGCATATCTCATCGCATCCATTGCATGGTCAAGGAATTTCACAGGTTCGTCAAGTATTTCACCGTTCTTGTTTTCTTTCCATTTGTAGGATTGTATCTCTTTTATTGTATTTGTGCAACTTTCATGTATATAGATTTTCTTTCGTTTCACAAAATCAATCCCATTTTTAATTTCTTTTTTTGCAGAAAATATATTGAACCCTGCTCTGCTTATCTCTTCTATTCGTGCTGGTTCTGCACTATCAGCATATATTTCAGCGTTTTTGTTCTTCACAAAACTTTTCAACTTCCCAATTAATTCTTCGTTTGTTAAACGTGTTTCATACAGTTCTTTTGTTATATATATATTATCATCTTTCAATCCTATTTCAAGTATAACTGACGGATTATTATAGCCAAAATCAACTCCGTATATAATTTCGTCAAAGTTCTCAGGTATCTTTGAAACAATTTGATAATTATTATATATCTTGTTTTTCAGTATCGCAAATTGACCAAGCGTGTAAATTTGATAATAAGCCTCGTCTTGTTCTTTAAGCAATTCTAACATTTCTGTATATTCTTTGTCAAGAAACGGATTATCAACGTAGGTCGTATGCAAAATTGCAATGTCGTCGCTTTCTTGCTCAAAGAATTGTTTCTGCGTCCAACCTGAGACGGGATTGAAAGTCAAAAACATTTGATTGACCGAATTTGTCGCACGTCTCAACCTTAATTTAAGTTGTAAATAATCCTCATAATCAAACTCCGTTGCTTCTTCCATCCATATATAATTGAACTCTGAAGACTTGATTTTCTCTGCATCATCAAGTCCTCGAAAATAAATTTCATTCCGCCTTGGAAGCTGCAACACTTGCTCTGTCTTGTTTTCAATGTACGGAATCTCAAATTCGTCTAACAGTTCGTGAATTAATTTCCAAGTTGTCACACGCAACGACGGATTATATTTTCTCGTCACTAAAAGTCTTTTATTCCTGTTACTCAATAACTTTTCGATAATTAAGAATTGAGCGACAGTATAAGACTTCCCACTTCCTGCTCCACCATAGACGACGACTTCTTTCTGCTTATTGCAATTTTGAAGAAACGAATAAATCTTCTTAATTACTTTAACTCTCGTTTCCATTTTGTTCTTCCTTGTCAACGTATTCTACGATGACTTTGAATCCATCCTTGTCTGCTGATAAATCCACTTTGTCCTTTCTTCCCCAGTCCTCAAAATACTTTCTTTCAAGCCACCAAGCTGCTGCTTGCCAGTTCCCTTCTTTCGCTGCTTGCTGAATAACACCAACATTTCTCGCTATAGCAACCTTCTCTGCTTTTTTGATAGTCTCGGAAAACTCCTTTTTAATACCGCTTTTAGCCTTTTCTCCATCGCTTAGCCAGCGATACCAAGTTGACTCATCAACTCCTAAAATCGGGTATACATCTTTATGATAATTACCTGCAGCAACTAATTTATATGCTTGTTC